GGCACAGTTGGCGAGGAAATGGATTTAACTGGTTTGAAGCTGGAGGCATAGCCATGGCACATTTTTGCCGCATTGATGAAAACGGAATCGTCCAACAAGTCATCGTTGTTGATAACAAAGACACAGCAGACGCAAGCGGTGTTGAGAAGGAATATATCGGCGCAGCCTTCTGCGAACGACTGCTTGGCGGCACTTGGAAGCAGACTTCGTATAACGGCAACTTCCGCAAGAATTACGCTGGGCTAGGTTATACCTACGACGCAGCGCGTGATGCCTTCATCCCGCCACGGCCAAGTGATGATGCAACGCTTGATGAAGCGACATGCCAGTGGATTGTTCCAAGCTTAGGAGCTGATTCGGTATGACTACCAAGATCACATCCGCAAACATCACGCAGTCAGGCACATCTGGTATATCCAGTGTGGCGTGGCAGGCCGTGCAGACCACGGGGTTTACGGCTGTGGCTGGCAGGGCTTATCCGTGTAATACGACTTCCGCAGCATTTACCGTCACGCTACCTGCTAGTCCAGCGGCAGGCAATGTCATTACGCTGACAGATTATGCGGGGACGTTTGGGACAAACGCGCTGACCATTAACCCGAATGGCAATAAATTAAATGGGTCAACGGCGAATGGGGTAATGAACGCAAGTCGTGGCTCTGTGAACTTAGTTTATGTTGACGCAACGCAAGGCTGGATTTCGTATAGCAATGTTTCTTCAAACACCATTAGCCAAACAATTTCAATTGAATACCTTCTTGTTGCGGGCGGTGGTGGAGGTGGAGTTAATTCTGGTGGTGGTGGTGGGGCTGGCGGGTTTAGAAAATCGTCCACGAATCTGACGTTGCCGTTTGGGGCAACCTATACGATTACGGTTGGAAACTCTGGAGCAGGGGCAACATCAGTATCAGCGCGTGGATCATCCGGCGGGGATTCATCAATTACAGGAACGGGTATCACAGAAAGCCCATCAGGAGCAGGAACAAATACCATTAAAGCGTATGGTGGCGGAGGAGGTGGATCAAACTCAACTGGGGCGCGTGCTGGTGGTGATGGCGGGTCCGGCGGGGGCGGCGGCGGGAATGATGGCGCTGGTGCCGCAGGTAATGGAAATACACCTTCTACATCTCCATCACAAGGAAATAGTGGTGGAACAGGTAGTAATGCGGCGGGGAATTTTGGGGGTGCTGGTGGCGGCGGTGCTGGAGGTACTGGTTCAAGCGGTTCTGGATCGGTAAGCGGTGCCGGCGGTACTGGCAGTGAATGGCCTACTAGCTCAGGTGTTTTTTATGCAGCAGGCGGTGGCGGAGGTGGTTATACATCTTCTGGATCTGGTGGAAGTAGTATAGGCGGGAATGGAGCCAGTGGTGTTGGTTCACCCACTGCTGGGGCGATCAATACTGGTAGCGGTGGTGGTGGCTCTGCTGGTGGTTCTTCTGTTGCCGGGGGAGCCGGTGGGTCAGGTGTTGTGATAGTCCGTTATGTAGACACATATCCAGCAGCATCGGCAACAACAGGATCACCAACGATTACAGTAAGTGGCGGTTATCGCACCTACAAATTCACCGGCAACGGCACGATCACATTCTGAGGTAAAGCATGTCTCACTTTGCAAAGCTAGATCAGAACAACGTGGTGCTTGAAGTCCATGTCGTTCACAACAACGAACTGCTTGACCAGAACGGTGTTGAGCAGGAATGGAAAGGCGTTTGGTTTCTACAGAATTGGTCAGGCGGCTATCCGCACTGGAAGCAGACTAGTTTTAGCGGAAGAATCCGTAAGAACTATGCAAACAGGGGTTTCATCTACGATCCCGTTCGTGACGCTTTCATAGCTCCACAACCAACACCAGACGCTGTACTTGATGAAGAGACTTGTCAGTGGATAGTGCCAGTGATTAATGCAGTGGCTGACTCCATCGGTGCTGATTCTGTATAAAATGACCTGATATGTTCGGCTCAACGGCATTTTCTGAAGTACCGTTCTCAGGACTTGTCGTCGCTGGTGGTGGCGTTACAGTTGCGCTTACTGGCGTTTCAGCTACAGGTGCAGTAGGTACAGTATCTGCTGCATCATCTTCTACGGTGGCACTTACGGGTGTCGCAGCTTCGGGTGCGGTTGGTACAGCAACCCCTTCAAGAAGTACCGCACTCACAGGCGTTCAAGCGTCTGGCAATACAGGCACCGTAACACCCTCAACATCGGTTGCACTTACTGGTGTTCTGGCTTCTGGCAATGTCGGTACCGTCTCACCATCTTCTTCGGCAACAGTTGCGCTTACTGGGGTATTTGCTTCTGGATCAGTAGGTACAGTTACGCCATCTACGGCTGTTAATCTCGCTGGCGTTTTAGCGTCTGGTCAAGTTGGTTCAGTATCTACTCCCGCCGGTACAACGCTGACAGATGTTTCAGCCACAGGTTCGGTAGGTACAGTTACACCGTCATCTTCTTCCACAGTTGCATTGACAGGGGTTTCAGCTACTGGATCGGTAGGAACTGTCACACCCCCAACACTACAGGCTATTACAGGTGTTTCGGCCACTGGCTCAGTAGGTAGCGTAACCGGCTCAGTTTCAGTCGCACTCACTGGAGTTTCAGCTTCGGGTAGCGTTGATACGCTGACAGTAACAAGCTCAGTCGGTTTAACTGGCGATGCTGCAAGCGGTGCGGTAGGTACACTTAGCCCATATCCCAAGCTGGATGGTGTTCAAGCTGCCGGTTCTGTAGGTACTGTCAGCACTTCGGTAACTGTCTCTATATCAGGTGTTAGCTCAAGTGGTGCGGTAGGAAATTCAGAAGGCGGACAGCTACTTGCCGGTGTACAAGCACTTGGCGCGGTGGGTTCGGTGACTGGAGTGACGTATACCGTTGCGCTGACTGGGGTGTCTGCGTCTGGTCAAGTAGGTAGTTTTGGTGTAACTTACTGGAGCTTAATTGATGACAGCCAAGACGCTAATTGGACTCTGATTGACGACGCTCAGACTCCGGGCTGGGTATTAATTAACACAGGATAACACGATGAGTACGTACTCAACCAACCTAAAAGTTCAACTGATCGGCACCGGTGAAGAGAATAATACTTGGGGCACAGTAACGAACAATGCGTTTAGCAACGTCTTTGAGCAGGCAATTGTTGGCTATGCGACGGTTAACTTCTCCTCAGACGCTAACACAACGCTAACGCTCACGGATGGAAACACTAGCCAGACAGCGCGTAATCTATATCTGAACCTTACTTCTTCTGGTTCTTTAACTGCCACCCGCGACCTGATTATCCCCAATAATCAGGCTGGCACTGCGCCCATCCAAAAGCTATACATTGTTAAGAACGCAACAACAGGTTCGCAGTCTATCCGGGTGATTGGTGCTTCGGGTACAGGCACCACAATCCCAAATGGCGCAACCATGATGGTGTATAGCAATGGCACCAATGTCGTTGATGTTATTACCAATATCACATCGCTTACGCTAACGAATGCTTTACCTGTAACTTCTGGTGGTACGGGTGTAACAACTTCAACAGGTTCCGGCTCAGTAGTTTTAAGTACTTCCGGTACGCTAACCACCCCCCGACTAGCTGGATCAAGTACAGGCTACAGCACCTTTGCGAGTTCCAACGCTAGTACAACTAACTACACAATAACTTTTCCTGCCGAAAATATGACGACAGGGTTTAGGAATATCCCCAACACAGGAACTAAAACAAGCAGCTATACCCTTGCTGTAGGCGATGTAGGAAAGTACGTGCAGGTCGGGGCTAGCGGGTCTATCGTTGTACCTAACAGTACGTTTGCGGACGGCGATGTTGTGTCTGTTATTAATACAAATAGCACGTCTATAACTATTACGTGCAACACTACAACCGCTAATATTTCTGGTGTTACAACGGCTAAAGGTGGTGGGGGTACTGTAACTCTTAATGCTTATGGTGTTGCGTCCGTCATCTTTTATTCTGCTACGGCTTGTGTAATTTCAGGGGCTGTTACATGACTGGGATAGTTCAAGTTGTAGCTGCTTCATTTACAGGAATACCTCCCGGACAGCAAGCTTATACAACTGCTGGCACTTATTCTTGGACGGCTCCTCCACAAGTTACTTCCGTATCTGTTGTTGTTATTGGTGGTGGCGGGGGTGGTGGCGGGAACGGAGGTGGTGGAGGCGGTGGGGGTTTGGGGTACAAAAATAACATCACAGTAGTCCCCGGCAATACTTATACGGTTGTAGTAGGTATTGCGGGTGCGGGGGGAGTTTATGGTGGTTCGGCACAGGATGGTGATCCTGGGGGAGATAGTTATTTTATTAACACTTCCACCGTAGTAGGTTATGGCGGTGGCGGAGGGCAAAATGATTATAACGGCGGTGCAGCCGGAGCGGGTGGGTCTTATGTAGGTGATGGTGGTGGTGTTGGTGGCTCTGGAGGTACTCTTGACGGTGGGGGTGGGGGTGCTGGAGGTTATTCAGGAAGCGGCGGTACAGGTGGAACTTCTGGTAGTGGCGGCAATGGTGCTGGTGGTGGTGGCGGGGGCGGTGGCGGTACTGTACTTAACCCACCAGCCCAAGACGGTGCTGCTGGCGGCGGAGGTGTAGGAATTCTTGGTTCTGGAGCCTCTGGTACTGGAGGCGCTCTTAGAGCAGCAGGCACTGGCGGAAGTGGTGGCAGCTCAGGTAGTACCGGTGGAGGATTTATTGGACTAGGTGGTAACGGTGGTGGGTATGGTGGAGGCGGCGGCGCGGGGCAGCAAGGACCAATTACAGGGTTTGGTGGGGGCGGTGCAGCCGGTGCAGTAAGGATTATCTGGGCTGGAAATAGACCTACCGATGTTTCACGTTCATTCCCATCAACAAACACTGGGGATTTGTAGGGGGTGTTATGGCTTGGTCAGATGTCCTTAAAGCAATCATCCCTATCGTTGTAGCGGCACTGGCTTGGTTACTTGGTCAGGTGGCTAGCTTTAGTGAACGGCTTACTAAGATTGAAGGGCAGATGCCTGCCTTAATTACCCGTGAAGGGGTACCGACTGATAGCCCAATCTCTGCTGAGAGACGTGCTTTACAGAAAGAACAATTGATGCAGCATATCAATGAGCTTCAGGTCAAAGTGCGTTTGTTGGAAGAACGTGAAAAGATGGGGAAGAAGTAATGCTCTCACTACTATCCACACTCGGCGGACTACTAATTTCAGGTTTGCCCAAGCTGCTTGATTATTTCCAAAACAAAGCCGACCAAGCCCATGAACTTGAGCTTGCGAGGATGCAGTCAGAGCGTGAGCTTGCGCTAGCCAAAGAAGGCTACCTTGCCCAACAGCGCGTGGAAGAAATACGCACCGATCAGATCGCCATGCAGACTGATGCTCAAATGACAGTCGCCGCTCTGGATCACGACAAGCAAATCATTGAGAAATCCAGCAAGTGGGTGGTGAATTACATCGGAACCGTACGTCCAAACGTCACTTACTTGCTAATCCTTGAGTTGATTGCCATCAACGCCGTACTTGCCTATTACGTTTGGCAGCATCCACACCTTGTGCAAAACATTGATGATTTGATCCGTGTAAGTACGATCATTTTTTCTGATGATGAGATGGCGATGCTTGGCGGCATTATTGGGTTTTGGTTCGGTTCCCGTAGCTGGCAGAAGAAGTGAAAACAGGTCAGGCTGGCATTGATTTGATGCACAGGTTTGAGGGCAAGAGTCTCAAGCCTTACCTATGCCCAGCCCACATTTGGACCATTGGATACGGCCATGTTCTGTATCAAGATCAGATCAAATTACCCGCGTTGAGAAAAGATGGCTATACCGGCATTCTTCGCAAGGACTACCCACTCGCAGCCCAGGATAATCGCGCTTGGACGCAGGAGGAGATTGATCGCCTTTTTGAGGATGATCTCGTCCGTTTTGAACGCAGTGTACTTAGAATGTCTCCTAATCTTGCTGGCCGTCAGTCAAGCTTCGACGCTGTGGTCAGTTTTGCGTTCAACGCTGGACCTGGGCGTTATCAGAGTTCTACGATAAGAATGAAGAACAACCGCGCCGACTATGAAGGCGCAGCGGAAGCGTTTATGATGTGGACTATGGGCGGTGGCAAGGTATTGCCCGGATTGGTGCGCCGCCGCAAAGCCGAACGCGCCTTGTACCTACGGGGTGATTGATGCCTTTACGCAAACTTCTTTTCAAAAGCGGAGTTAACCGCGAAAACACAAGATACACCAACGAAGGCGGTTGGTATGTGTCCGATAAAGTACGTTTCCGTCAAGGAACCCCAGAGAAGATTGGTGGGTGGATCAGATATTCAGCGAATCAATTCAACGGCGTGTGCCGTAATCTTTGGAATTGGGTTACTAACAGTAGTGCTAATTTGCTGGGCGTTGGTACAAACACTAAATACTACGTCGAATTCAACGGTTCTTACAATGACATAACACCCGCAGGCTTGGCGGCAGGTGCAGAAATAACAACGCCCGCTTCAGGTTGGGGGTTGGGTACTTGGGGTGCTGGAGCTTGGGGGTTTGGTGGCGGGAGCACAACCGAAGCGCGTGTGTGGAGTGCTATGAATTGGGGCGAAGATTTGGTATTTGCTCCGCGTGGTGGGTCTGTGTACTACTGGGATTTTACGTCTGGTTTAGGTACCGCTGCCGTTAACATCGATACACTTTCTGGGTCTACTCACGCTCCAACCCAAGTTAATTACATTTACGTATCTGACATTTCTCGGTTTCTTCTAGCCTTTGGAGCTAATGATCCTGCGGATTCGGTATCCGGTGCCTTTGATCCTATGCAAGTTCGGTGGGCTGATCAAGAAAGCCTAACTGATTGGTACCCACAAATAACAAACCAAGCGGGGAGCTTACGCTTATCCCACGGGTCCAAACTCGTAACGTCTGTACAAACACGTCAGGAAATTTTTACCCTTACCGATTCTGCTGCTTATTCACTGCAATACGTAGGCCCACCCCTTATCTGGGGCGCTCAGCTACTGGGCGATAACATTTCCATCATCGGACCAAACGCCATCATTATTGCTTCGGGTGTGGTGTACTGGATGGGCGTTGATAAGTTTTATGTTTATGACGGTCGGGTGCAAACACTACCTTGCGATTTGCGGCGGTATGTATTTAGTGACATAAATACGGTGCAATCTATTCAAGTGTTTGCAGGTACCAGTGAAGGGTTTAATGAAGTCTGGTGGTTTTACTGTTCCGAGAACAGCACCACGGTAGATCGTTATGTCGTGTTCAACTATCTTGAAAAAGTCTGGTACTACGGCACGATGGCACGAACAGCGTGGTCTGATTCAGGCTTGCGCCCATATCCGCAGTCAGCAGATTATAACAATCGAATCTTGAATCAAGAATTTGGGGTAGATGATCAGGCTGGAGATACCCCCGCCGCTATTGACGCCTATATTGAATCGGCGGAATTTGATTTGGATGATGGTGACCACTTTATGTACGTCTACCGTACAGTGCCAGATTTAACATTTTCTGGTTCAACAGATGGCTCTGATCCTGAAGTCACGTTTAGCATTTACCCCAAGCGCAGTTCTGGTTCTCCTGCGGGTACCCCTGCTTCTGATTCAGTTGTCGCTGCCGATTACCCAGTGGATGAATACACATCGCAGATCTACACACGATTCCGTGCGCGTCAGGCGTATATCAAAATAAGGTCTAATAAGCTTGGGACCACATGGCAGCTTGGTGCACCACGACTTGATATGAAGGTGGATGGACGTGCCACCGGCGCGGGGTCTTCGGCATGACGTATGTTGTTACTACCGACTACAATATTGAGCGCCTTCCTCCGCCCAACTTACCCCTCGCACCCCTGCAATACGACTCCCGGTATCAGGAAGGGTTTAACAACGTTCTGCGTCTGTACTTTAACCGGCTAGACAACTTTTTGGCCCAGCTTATGACATCAACATCATCATTGCCGGTAACCTTTCCGGGGACGTATTTTGATGCGTTTGGTAGGCAGCGTGTTAGCCAACCCTATACGTTGTTTGACAGCCAAAACAGATACGCAGCGGATAACCAATTCAGCGAGTCCACGGTTAATGGGGCATCGATAACTTTCAGCGCAGACGAAGCTGCTGTATTGCTATCTGCTGATACCACATCAGGATCAACCGCAGTCAGACAGTCTTACAGGTCTTTTCCTTACCAGCCTGGGAAAGGATTATTGGTTCTTCAAACCTTTGTCATGGCCGCAGCGCAGACAAACCTCCGCCAGCGTGTTGGGTACTTTAATACGCAAAACGGCGTGTTCTTCCAAAAGACAGCATCAACCAACGCTTTTGTACTTCGCTCTTACGTAACAGGTACAGCATCGGATGCTAGGACGGTTAATCAAGCCGATTGGAATGGCGATAAGCTAGACGGCACCGGGGCATCGGGTTTTACCTTGGACACCACCAAGGCTCAGATTCTTTGGATGGATTTTGAGTGGCTAGGTGTTGGATCAGTGCGGTGCGGGTTCATCATCAACGGTCAATATATTGTTTGCCATACGTTTAATAATGCAAACGAGATCTCCAACGTCTACATGACCACGGCGATTCTGCCTGTACGTTACGAGATTGAAGCGACTGCTGCGCTGTCTACTGGCGCAACCATGAAACAGATTTGCTGCTCTGTTGTATCCGAAGGCGGGTTTGAGCAGACATCAATTGACCATGTGGCTCGTCGCACCACATCGTTTGCAAATATTGATACGGCAGCTTTTTATCCCATCGTATCCATCCGATTGGCATCTGGCAGAACAGGGGCGGTTGTGCTTCCTAATAGGGTGCAGTTCTTGCCGTTAACCAGCCAGAACTATGAGATTGCTTTGTTGAAGAATCCCACGCTAACCGGAGCGACATGGGCGTCCACGGTTTCTTCTGACACAAACGTAGAGTTTGATGTTGCTGCTACGGCTATCTCTTCAACGGGAACCATAGTCCAGACTGACTACATTACTTCTACGGGTAGCGGAGGCACGGCCAATACGGCGGTCGAGACAGGGTATAACTGGGATCTACAGCTTGGTGCAACGCTTGCTGGTGTTAGTGATATTTATACGCTAGGCGTGAGAACAGTATCCGGTGCGACTAAGGGTGATGGCGTTGGTTCCATTTCCTTTTATGACTTAACACAATAAAATACTACCGTGGCTACCACCCTCACACCCGCCCAGCAAGCCGCACTTGCCAAGTTGCAACAATTTCAGCAACAGCAGGGGTTGGAGAATTACATTGCCCAACGCGCCAAACAATACGGTACAACCCCAAAGGGCGCTGCCTCGGAAACCGGCTGGACTGCTGGAGAAACGTTTACTAATCCGTTTGCTGGGTTAACAAAGGATTTTGGGACAAAGTCCGTACCTCGCTACGGCACTGAAGAAGAAGGCGGCAACATTGTAGGACAGGAAGAAGTATCAAGAACTGCAAGCGATCTTCTTCAAAGCACATTTGGTGAACAGCTTGGCCATAAATCTACATTCACCAAAGCTTATAAGAAGGACGATAAAGGCAACCCTGTCGAAGTCGATGTTAACTCCCTCACACCTGAAGAAATTAATTCAGGTAATGTCGTGCTTTATCTGGGCGGCAAAACAGGGGGTACTGAGCGCGAGCGCATGGCGCAAGCCTACATCCCCAAGGGTGACAAACTTATCCCGGTAGGTGACCCGACATATTACAAAGGCGAACACCCCGACGCTAGGAATGTGGCTACGGCGTTAAAAATCGGGTCAATTCTCACGCTGCCTTTTGGTGGTATCGGCGGGTTATTGGGCGGCGTTACTTCTGGCGTAGCCTCTGGGCTTGCATCACTTGTACCTCAATCACTTGCTAACGTCGGTGCTAACGCACTTGTTTCTGGCGTAGTGCAGGGCGGTCTGTCTAAGGCTATGGGCGGTGATTTTAGTAAAGGCTTTAAGTCTGGCGCGGTATCCGGCGCTGTTGGGTCTGGGCTTAACACCTACGCTGGGGATATGTTTAAAGGTCTTGGTGAGTTAGCCACCCCTGCTAAGTCGATTGCCACATCCGGTATTACGGCTGCGCTGACAGGCCAGAAGTTTGATCCAAGTACGGCAGTGAAAAACGCTGCGCTTAATTACGGTTTAGGTAAGGCAGGTTCGTTGACAGGGCTTGATCCCAAACAGCAAGCTGCCTTTATGAAGTTTGCCAATTTTGCAATGCCAATGATTGCGGCGCGGCGTAAGCCCGGAGGTTGAGATGAGTGCAGAAGATATTCAGTTTAATTTGGACAACCCCCCTGTCGGATCGGTTGATTTTGATTTCAGCAGTGATTTAGATTTTTCTAATTTTTCAACACCGTACTCTTCCGGGTTTAGTGATTGGTTATTTAACTTATCTGATGTAGATCAACAGCAGTTATTAGAAGCTTTTGCGCAATCCGATCCTGAATCCTATAAAGCTTTAGGTTCTCCTTTAACTGGAGCGGATCTTGCAGTTGCGTTGGGTGAGGGACGTCCTGTAGGAGAAACTTCTGGAGAAGGTGGATTTACAGCGTCTACAACAGATCAAGCCGCAGCAATGGATACAGCAGGTAAAAACGCTGTGGGGGCTGGGATAAATCTTGGAAGTAAGAGTCCTACTGGGCTTGCCGCGCTTAAAAAACAAATTGCCGATGCACTGGGCGTTAAAGAAGATACGCTTGGTGATATGGCAAAGTACGCTGCCATGCTAGGAGTTGCAAAACTTGCTAAGGATGATGCTGAAAGAGCAAGGAAAGAAGCTAGGGGTGCAGCATTTAAATCCAGTGCACCTGTAACGGCTACACGCACAGCTTACAAAGGCACGCAATATGCTGCGGCAGGGGGCTTGGCTTCTTTGGCTGAAGGTGGTAAAACCAGCTTACCTCCGCGATACCTTGACGGACATACTGATGGCATGGCAGACAATGTTCCGGCACATATTGATCGTAAGCGCCCCGCTGCACTTTCGGACGGTGAATTCGTGATCCCAGCAGACGTTGTCAGTCATTTAGGAAACGGCAACTCTAACGCTGGTGCTAAACGTCTTTATGAAATGATGGATCGTATTCGCTCTGCGCGTACTGGTAACTCCAAACAGGGCAAACAGATTAACCCCAACAGATTTTTGCCGAGGTAATTATGGCTACGAGAGCTGGTGATAGACGCGCCGTTGAGGGCGATCCCATTGAAAATATTGTTGCTGATATTAGAGATGTTGTAGCTGGTGACGCCCCTGTAGAAGAAAAGATCCAGGTGCTTCAAGATCTTGGGTTAAGCCCATCCACCATCAGCACAGCGCTTGATGTTCCTGTACAGCAAGTTGCTGAAATTGTTGATACTAGCGCGGCGGATCTCAGCGGGGTAGGACTTGCAGATATTAGTACCGGGGCACTTGCTGAAGCGGCAAGGCGTCTTAATGCTCAAGATTCAGTTACTCCCGGCATTTCTGTAACTGGGAACCCAATTACCCGTAGTAATTACGAAGGTGCTATTACTTCTGTATTTCGGCAAGACTTAAAACGCGACCCCACACCAGAAGAACTTGCTTCTTTTACAGACAGATACATGTCTGGCGAGTCGTTGGATGATTTGCGTGGAGCGATTCGCGGTAATTACGAGGGCGCTGTAACTTCTGTATTTCGCCAAGCTTTGGGGCGTGATCCCACGCCAGAAGAACTTACCTCCTTCACAAATAGATATATGTCTGGCGAGTCACTGGATGACTTGCGTGGATTGATTGGGAATATTGGGCGAGTTGCTGGTGCTGAAGATACATTAGCTGGTAGTGGTTTGGCAGGGCTACTTGGTACTACTGGGAAAAGCGGTGATACGCGCCTTGCTGGTGAAGATACGCTAGCTGCCGGTGGCGGTAACGATACGCTTAGTGATTTATTGGATTTAGTTGGTGGTAGTAAGAACGATACGCTAGCTGCTGGGGGTAATGACACTATATCTGCCGGTGGTGACGACATGTCTTATAACGACACCGTTGTTGGCGGTGCTAACGATATAGTGACTAACGACGCTACTGCTGAGCAAATCAAACAGTTGTATAGGGATATATTGGGCCGTGAAGCTGATGAGGGAGGTCTCAAGTATTTTGACGAAACCGGTGAAGGAATCGACGAAATCAGTAAAGCCCTTAGATCTTCCAAAGAGTATGGCGATACTCGTGATGCTTCGGCTGATCAGATCAAGCAGTTGTATAAAGATGTTTTAGGTCGTGAAGCTGATGAGGCTGGGCTTAAGTATTGGGATGAAACCGGCTTAGGGTTGGATAAACTTCGTGAGGAGTTTGGTAAATACAAGACTGATGATGCTTCTGCTGATCAGATTAAGCAGTTGTATAAAGATTTGTTTGGGCGCGATCCTGACGAAGCAGGGCTTAAGTATTGGGATGAGACTGGCGCTGGTTTAAATGACATTCGTAGAGAACTTGCATCTTCCGCAGAGGGTAAGAAGTTAGGCGTTCAAGA